AGAACCTCCACCACCAAAGATAGTTTGAATAGCACCACCAATAGCACCACCTCTATTACCAAATATTGATTGACCTATTTGGCCAGCATTACCTAAAATATTCTGCCATATACTTGGCTTTTTCTCTTCTGCTGGTTTACCAAAACCTAATAGGTTTTTACCCCAGTTCATAGTTTTTCCCCACCAACCAGAGCCCTCTTTAGCACCCTGATTCTTAGGTTTATTACTCCACAGAGAACTTATACCATGATTATCACTAAATTTATTACTTGCCCATTTCTTAACACTACCCCAGAAGAAATTCTCTTTACCTCTTGGTAGTTCACCAGCGAAGAAATTATCTTTACCTCTTGGTAGTTCACCAGGAATATCAAATCCCTGAGCATGTGCCATCTTCATATTAGCGGATGTCAAGCCAGGCATCGATCTAGTAGCAAAATTATTCACAGGAATAACAAAATCTTCACCCTTATTATTCTTTGCTACGTACTCTAAACCGTGACCAATAAAGTCTGCTTGTCCACCTTTACGACCTAATGATACAGGATAACCAGAATCAGGTCCATTAATCCATCCACCTGTTGCTCTCTGTGGTAAATGCTTATAATATTCTTCTCTTGGAATTAACCCACCATATGCTCTCTCAAGGTTACCAATTCGATTAACCATCTCACCAATGACAGTTTGACCGCCACCTTTAATATCATCCATACTAAAGGAACCTGAGAACTCCATAAGAGTTTTATCACCGCTACCACCACCAAACGCAGATGGTTCCATTCGGTCAGCAATATCCTGACCATAATCAAAACCTTTCTTAGCAACGTAAGCAGTTCCACCAATAGCAGTTGCAACAGTTGCTAGCTTACCTATACGACCCAGCTTACGCAGCCTAAGTCCTTTATGGAACTTAAGAAGACCTGTGTGGAATAATTTTAGAGAATTCCTTAAGAGTATTATAGTCCCTCTTGGATTTCTCAGGATCATTAATGGGGCTAATAATGCCCCCATAGCAACCATAGCTTTAACAAATCCACCTATTCTCTGCCACAACGTAGCATCATCTCGTAACAAATCGTACAATCCATCCAGTATTCGAGTGACATTTGTCCCTACAAATGCTTTAAGGAATCTGAATACTCTATCAAGAGTTTCCAAAGTTTTCTCTATCTTCTCCTTATTTTTTGGATCTGCCAACCATTTTAAAATTGGTCGAATGATCATCAATTTAAGAAGACCAGAGAACATATTAAGTAATGCTTCCCAGAACTTAGGAGCTCCCCTTCCTATAAAATCATTAACAAATCCAGTAAACTTAGCCTTTTCAGGTTTATCAAATTTTGCTTTAAATATTTTCTTCCTTTTTAATTCATCTAAATTAGCAAGTTGTATATTTCTAAGATCATTAGCAAGACCAGCAATAGTGTTTACTACACTACCTAAATTATTAATTGCCTGTATAGTTTGACCAGCAAGTTTTGCCATTCCAGGATCCTCTGCACCAGCAGCCGCCTTCGTTGGTGAGACGAACTTATACATATTAATTTTTCTACTTTTAGGAAAACTAGATGTCATTACTTACTTCTATTGCTGTTTCTGAGGGACTGGTACTGGTATAGGATTATTTATTGGTACAGGCTTAGGAATTTCAACTAACTTCTCAATAAGCATTGGTACAGGAACAAATTCTATTGCTGTCTGCATCGCATATTCATTTGATAATTGTCTCTGTCTACTACTTCCCTGAGAAGCACTAAACATATTTGAACTTTTATCAAACACACCTAAAACTCTAGGATCAACACCTAACTCTGGAGCAAGTTCTCGTAAACCTTGTATAAAGTTTCCACCCGACATCATACCTGATATGGCTTTAAACATACCACCCATACCCATGCTATCAGCAAGGTTCTGCATCATCTCCATTGGTTGCATAAAGGATTCCATTCCAAATAATTGAGACAATCCTGGTACGTTAGCAACACCTGGTATTAGATTTGCAGCTATGCTTCCAATAGCCTGACCCATATTACCTTGTAAGAATTTACCTATCTTACTGCCCTTAAACCAGTCACTACCACCAAGAGCACCCAATCCAGCACTTAATGCACCGCCAACACCACCTTCAAGGAATCCCATTCCAATCTTACCGATTGGACCACTCATAAATTTACCAAATGAAGATGTTGGTCCAAATGTACCTGGGAAGAATCCACCTAATGCACCCATAGCAGGTGCAATAGCACCCATTATATTTCCTTGTGCCAAAGACATAACAGCCTGAGCACCATATATGAAAGGTGCTGCTGGCGGGAATATCATAGGTGCGACTTGTAATATCGTGTTAAGAATCGGTGATGAAGCAACACTTTTTACTACATTCGTAACAGTTTTAACTACACCACTAACTGCTCTACTAATACCTCTAAAGACCTTACCAAGGAAATATTGCTTCCTGTTTAGTCGAGGAGGTATGGTTCCATAATTGTTTAATATCTTACCACCACGCATCTTACCCCAACTAAATGGGTTCCACCAACTACTCTTCGACTGCGATTTCTTTATCTGCTCACTTGCAGAAGGTTGTCCACCTGGTCCCCATTCATTCTCTTCTCTTTCTACCTTACCAGCTTCTAGTGCTCTTTCCTGTTTAGATTGATTAGGGAATAGATCAAGGAAATCCCACCACTGATTCTTATTTTTATCTGCTTCTGGTTTCTGACTAATAATGTCCTTTTTCTTTGCCTCTTGCCTCTTTTTAGCAGCAGATCTACCCATCTGTTGCTTAGGAGCATCATCTTCTTTTTTCTGATTAGGGAACCAGTCTAGAAAATCCCACCACTGATTCTTATCTTCATCAGGTGTAGGAGTAATCGTACTATTAACTAAGTTTGAAGCTTTAACTTTCTGCCTATTCTTGGCAGCAGATCTACCCATCTGCCGTTTATTAGGATCAGATGTATACTTAGTTTCTTCTTTTGTAATCTCACCAGTTTTATTATCTTTCCAACCAACAATTCTTCCACGCTTATTGGTAATTGGTGTTTTACCTTCAAGTTCTGCTCTTTTTCTAGCATTGACACCAGAAGTAGCACCAGAGATTTTCTTTTTCTCTTCCTCAGATAATTCTTTAGGAGCACTCTGTCCAGTCTCAGTCGCTCCCTTGGGAATAGCACTGTCACCAAAGAAAGCAGATGCAATTAACTTGGCTTTTGGCCAAATATTAAGTGGATTAGCTAACCATATAGGATTCGGGATCTCCGTTCCTGGGAGACCCATCATCATCCATTTACTTATCCATTCTCGTCTAGGAACCCATTTTGGAAGTTCAGGAATCTTCCATTTAGGTAATCCCTCATATAATCTAACAAATCCTTTTTTAACCCAGTTGATTAAGTTACCAACTTGAGTAAATACACCTTTAATATCTTGTTTTAATCTGTCACCGACTGCCTTTATTCCACCACCTTTGAACATGGTGTACATCAAGTCACCGACATACTCACCAACGAGCATACCAACTAAACTACCTACTCCTGGTATAGGAATAAGAGTTCCTAACGCACCACCAATAGCACTACCACCACCTTTAAATAATGCTCGATCTAATGGTTCTCCCATCATTAGAGAGAATAGAGTAGTTAAAGCAGCACCAAAGAACGGTATTCTTCCAAATACATTCTTAAATACACCCTTAACACCCTTTAATGCATTAGGTCCTAAGAATTTTAGGGTCATGCGATTCGCTATCTTCCCTAATCCAGGTTTAGCACCAGGTTTTATTATCTTTCCTTTTGGTGCAGTTCCTGGTGTTAATCCACTTGTAGGTTTAGGTGGTTTAAATGCTTGGGGATTCTTACGTGCAGCTCTTGTTACTCTCTTAAGTGCTTCACTTTCCGACATACCCATACGTCGGTATTGGTCAAATAATCTATTTCCGTTCTTACCAAACCTTCGATTAATCGAACTACTAGTCTTAGTCCATTTTGGAGTTTTACCTGGTCTTGAATGTCTACCTTGATTCGGTCCTTTATTTGTTCCTCTCTGTGGTTTATCTCTATACCAATCCCATCCTAATAAGCTTAGAATAGCATCCATCAATCCAAATGGATTTAATAACGCCCCTAATCCAACAAATCCAAGTATAAGCTGCCCTAAACCTTTTAATCTATCTCCAAAAGTACTACCAGATCCAAATAAATTGGTAAACCCATCCATTATATTACCAATTCTTCCCATGAAGAATCCACTAATCTTTGTCCAAACTACATTGAGTTTATGCAAAAATAATTCTATCTTATGTTTATTAGCGGGGTCTGATAACCATTTCAGACCCTCGTACATAGCAAGTTTAGCACCTAGTCCAATTAACCAGGATCCTATTATCTTAAAGAAACTTGCAAAAGGAGTAATTATCTTATCAAAAAACTGTTCAGCAAACCCCTTCTTTTGTTTTTTTACCGCCCCTTTCCACTTTATGCCCTTTCCCATCAGGGCATTTTTACGTTCTAATTCATCCTCAGCAGCTTGGTCTTGTTCTCTCTTTAACCTTCTGCGTTCTGCTTTTTCTTGTAATCTTTCAACTCGATCTGTTGCCTTAGCAATAGATCCCATATCACCAACAATCTGAGCAATACCATTAAGAGTACTACCTAAACGGTTAATGCCTAAAATAGCTACACGTCCAGCATTATGCTTGAGCTTATCTGCTCCTGCACCTCCTGGATTAATAAATTTGTATAGCTGTATTTTAGCCATTAGCCGCTTTCTGCTCCTTCATTCTACGCTCCTCTTCCTTAAGAAATTCTGTTAAGAGAGAAATATAAACCTCTTTTTCCCAAGGCATAAGATTATCAATGTACTCAATATTCCACTTATGATGATGTATCAAAGCAAAATTAGTATCATAATAATTCTTCAAGGTGTTATGAAGAAGGGCTATCCGAAAAAAGCCGCTAATCCTTCAAGAACAACATCAGATTCAACTTTAGTTTTAGGATTAGTTACCTTAACTGTATGCTGAAGTTTAGGCATAGTTTCAAAGAAATCCTGAATTTTCTTAAATTGTTCAGAAGTCATCTGATCTAAGAAATCAAGTATTTCCTGTTTTGGTAAATCCTGTGCATCATAAACTTGTTCTGGGTCAGCAATAGATGCTATACAACTAGCTGCCATATCAAATACCTGATCCATACCAGGTGTTTCATCAGGAACAAAGTTCATCTTTACAAAGGTTTCTAAAGTAGGATAGTTCATTGTAAGAACTATTTCATCACTAAGTTTAAGTTCATTAGTATGTCCTTTTGTTCTCTTAATCTTAATAGAATTAAGAGGAATCTTCACTTCTGTCTCAGTTTCTTCATCATCAGGGCAAAGCACCGTAACATCTACAGATTCACCAACGGATTTTGTGCGGATTTGTAGGAAAACAAATTCAATGTCAAATGTCGAAAGATTTTCAGGATCTTGTATATCAGTACAAGCACGAATAATATCCTTAATCGCAGAAACCATACTATTTTGATCACCAGTTTCTGTTGCAATTAGAAGAATTTTTTCTTCTTTTACTAGAAATGGTCTGTAATTGACTGTTCTGCCATCAGAAGGCAGTTTCGTCTTAAATTTCGGTGTGTTTAATGTAGGTAATACCATAGTACATTCAATTCAGTATTAATATTTATGGTCTATCCATAAGAGATATATCGAGAATCTGGTTCTAATAGATTCAACCTAGTTCTCCTATCAGGATTAGTAGGAACAAGAGTTCCAACATTCCCATCTTGTATATCTAGCTCATTTTTACCATAAAATCTATACCTAGAATAATAAAAACCACATGTAAGAGTCATCACTCTTGATTCCATATTATTTAACTGTACTGATCCAATATTATATGGAAAAACCTCTCTTAGTTCCCAACAAGCTGTTACACGATGCTTTCTATAATTATCTGGAGTTACTCTAGCATTATCATCTTGCTGACTAATAGCACCATGATCATTTAATCTATGAACACTATTTCCACCACCTCTTTCCCATTTTATAATTCTTACATATGGTGCAACAATATCATCATAATAATCTGTATATTGATCTGCATCATTTCTCATTAATGCTATCCATCTTTCAAATAACATTCTGGTATATTGATTCTGTGGCATTTTAAAAGTCATATTAATCTGACTAAATGCACTTCCAGTTGGATACTTATAAGATGCACCCTGAGTAACTATCTGTCCTGTAGATACTTGTTTACTTGGTAGGTTTACAGTATCACAATAATAATCTAATAATAAATTAGTTTGTCTTTGTTGATTAGCAAACCCCCAATTCGGAAGTTGATTAAATCTTGCAGGAGTAGTAAAATGGATAGAATAAAGATTTGTTAATGAAGGAGAATTTGCTTGCTTCTTAAAAAATGCAGAAAATTCTTGCAATGATGAATAACGACCTTCAGCCCAATTCGGTACACCAGGATCAGGTGTTGAATTGCTATAAACAGCACCAACAATTTGATTTATCGCTGCGAAAATATTTGCAAACATTATACTTTAAGTTCCTTTTCCGTGATTAACATAAATTCCCATCCATAATCTTTACAAAATTCCTCTGCTGCTTTCCATTTAGCTTTATTTACACTATAGGTAACAACCTCAGTAACATAACGCTTAGTTATTTTTTTCTGAGTTTTAGGTTCTTTTGTCTGTCTAGTAGGTTTCACTTCTACCATATATTTTTTATTACCAACCTTTACATAAAAGTCTGGATAATACTTATGGCGTTTACCATCAACAGGGGATATATAAGGTATAGCAATCTCTTCACTTCCCCATTCAACAACTGAAGAGGTATTATCACACCACTGCATGAATTTATATTCCCAAGATGATCGGTAAACTATGTTCCGATAATCACCTTTATACTTCTTTGGAAGCCTTGGAATATATTTTCCTTGCTTATAACGCATAAATACATAGAGATCACGATATTATTTAGGTAGAAATTGTCAATCTTTAAATACCCATTACGACCACCAGCATCAAGGTCGCAAGCAGGTACTCGAATAGCAGATTCCCCAACAGAAGCTACCGATTACCTAATGCTTCGTCGTGAGAGATTTTCATATAATGATCAAGATGTTCCCAATTTCTATAAAAGAAATAGTCCAGGTAATCAACAAAGAGTTTTACAACATCCAGATAGATGTTATATTGCAGTACCTCCACAGATCGCAACACAATATAGTCCTGCATATAGAAGAGCAGATATTGGTGTAGGTGGTATTGCTGCACTAGGAATGATGAAATCAGCAGATTTCGGTGAAATGTCTGAAAAATTGCAAGATGCAGCAAAATCAGCATTACCCGAATTCTCAACATCTGCAGTTTTGGGAATGATCAACGGATTTAACCAATTTGTTGGTTTACAAGGACAATTAGATATTAATACAGTTAGACAATTACAAAGTGGTCAGGTTTTTAACCCATATTCTGAACAAATGTTCCAAGGTATGAGTTTTAGAACCCATAACTTTGCATTTAAGTTTTATGCTAAGAATTTAAGTGAATCAAATGAAATATGGAATATAATCAATTATATTAAAATTGGTTCATTACCTAGAATTAGAAGTGGTGAGTTTGTAACCAAATATATCAACGATAAGAAAAAATTCGACGTTCCAGCTGGTAAGAAAGAAAGACACAGTGATCATGTAGATATATTTGGTAAAGATTTCTTCTCAAAAATGAAGGGAACTACTAATTATGCTGGATCAAACAGATTCTTCGAGATTCCAGATAGATTCCAATTACGCTTTGTTCGTTTTGGTAATAATAGTGATACTGCATCAGGTTCTGGTAATATAGACGAAACTACTAGAAGAGATTTAATGTTTAAGATATATCCATCTGTCTGTACAGGTATTAA